TAAAGAAAAACCTCTTTGGGATAAGAAAGACCCAGACGGTGGTAAGCATAGTAAACTAAGTAAGAGCCAGAAGGCCTCAGCCCGTGCTAAAGCCAAAGCCGCTGGTCGCCCATACCCAAATGCGGTTGACAACATCGCAGCCGCCCGTAAGAAAAAAGGTAAGTAATATGTGCATGACTTGTGGATGCAAGAAGAAAAAGGGTGAAGCCGGATACGGCAAGGGAAAGAGCATGTCCCCTAAGCAGAAGAAGATTGCTTCAGCTGCTGCCCCAAAAGATAAGATCACTGGAGATGACTTCAAGGCTCTTAAGAAGAAGGGTAAGTAATTATGTGCAAAGCATGTGGTTGCGGCTGCTCTAAGCCAAATTGTAAGGGCGCCTGCAAAAAGGCCGATAAGAAGCAGGATGCCAAGCTTATGAAGGGCATGTCCCCTAAGCAGAAGGCGGCCTTTGAGAAGGCAGATAAGAAGATGGATAAGAAGAAGCCATCTGCTAAAGAAGATATGAAGATGGACAAGGCTTTGGCCAAGAAGGTCAAAAAGAAGTAAGCACTTAGCGCCCGCAAGGGCGCTTTTTGCTTTACCCTTATAGTAATCCCGTGCGGGATTAGATTCACCCTTGCGAAGTACACTGCCTCCTAAAGGAGATTACCATGTCCGGTAAAAAGATTGATACAGCTTCTAGCACCGAGTTTGCTAAAGCCATTATCAGCAATATACCTGAGGCTCGGGAAGACTTACTAAAGCAAATTGGTGACGTCTACTATGAGGCACAGGTATTTAAGAGTGTACTCAAGAAAAAATAACTTAGACGCTGTAGCGCGCAACATCTCTCAATCTTTGGCTCCTGTATTTACAGAAGATCTTCGTGAGCTAGCGCGACTATCTGGATGGCCTAGCCGTATAATTGAAGGCATTTCTGTAGTTGCAAAAGAAGACACAACTTTAATTATTAGTTACCCCACAGATCTTAAAGAAGAGATTGAAGATCTAGAATACGGTCCGGAGTTTGGGATTGCTAACACCGCAATTCGGGCGTTCTTATACCGCTGCCACACAAAGCTTCAAAGCGCTCTATACACAGCTATACCTGGCTTGATTGCAGAGGTGCTCTAGTGGGTAACGGGTTTATTGTAGCCGAAGATCTGGCCCTTAAGACTCTTCTTAGTGGTATTACTGTTTCAGATGATGCTAACTCTAGTCGCCCAGTAAAAGTATGGTTTGGGTACCCAGATATTGAAATACGTGACCAGAGCTTTCCCTTTATAACTATTGACTTGATAGATATCCTTCAGGCACAAGAGCGCCAGACATCAGGTTACCTTATTGATAGCGATTACCAAGGAACTATTCCTGAACAATCTGGGTTTGGTTACTCATACAAGATACCTACCGCTTATGATCTTGTGTACCAGATCACATCTTACTCACGTAACCCGCGCCATGACCGCGCCATTATCTACCAACTACTAAATAAGTTTCCATCAAAGTATGGGTATCTAACAGTGCCTAATACATTGGGCACAGAGAGCAGCGTTCGTTCTATGTTCCTTGATGGATTTGTAAAAAGAGATGCGGTCCAGTCAGAGACTGGTAATCGTCGTCTTTTAAGAAACGTACTGTCAGTAAGAGTTGTAAGCGAGATGACACCTGAACAGGTAGCTGCTACCCCTCTTGTTGAATTTGTTGAAGTTAACGCTACTACCTCGTCCATCCCGTCTCATCTAATACCTGTACCACCAAACGTCCACTCGTAAAATAACTAAGGAGATAAACTAATAATGGCAACTTATAATCGCCCTGGGGTGTACGTTCAAGAGACGTTAAACCCTATTCAATCTGTAGCTGGTGCTTCAACTAACACCGTTGCAGCTTTCCTTGGTGCCAATGACCGCGGTCCTTTGGTCCCAACTCTAGTAACCTCATGGGGACAGTACACAACACTGTTTGGCTCATGGAACAACACCGCTGTTACAGCTAACCCAAACAACTTGCCTCTTGCTTTGTATATGTACTTTGCAAATGGCGGTCAATCTGCGTACGTAACTCGCGTATTTAATGGAACAGCGTCCTCATCTATCGCAACCCGTACATTTTCAGATGGAACATCAGGCACCCCTCAACCTACTTTAAAAGTAAATGTGGTTAACCCAGGAACTTGGGGTAACAGCGTCAATGTAAGCATTGCTTCATCAAATAGTGGTGCTTCAGCAGCAACAGTAACTGCGGCTTCTGCTTCAGGTGGAATTGTAACTTACACTGCTAATAACACATTTTCAGTAGGACAAGCTGTAAGTATTACTGGACTCTCTACTAGCGCGTTTAACCTAACAAACGTAATTATTGCTTCTGCCTCAGGAACACAGTTTACTGTGGCAAATGCTGCTACAGGAACTGCTGTTACAAGCGCATCTGGCGCAGCTACTGCTCAAAGTAATTACTTTGATGTAACTGTATATCTTAACGGAGTTGCTCCAGCAAATATTGTTGAGTCTTGGCCAGCAATCTCAATGAATCCTAGCGATCCTCGTTACGCACCTATTGTTGTAAATCCTTCATCTAACTATATTGTTTTGACTGACATGGGTTCTACAGCAACAGGTATTACTCGTAACCCTAGTGGTGCAAGTCTTGCATCAGCGCCGCTTCTCAACCAGGCTCTAACTGGTGGTGCAGACGGCTCTGCAGCAGCGCCATCAGCAGCAACAGCCTCTGCATATTCAACAGCGCTAAGTCAATATGACACAATTCCACAGTCATTAATCCTTAACATTCCAGGCGCCACAGATACTGCAACAGTAAATGCTGCTATCACATACGCTACTGGAGCAACCCGACTTAATGACGTCTTTGTTATTATTGACGCATATCCCGCACAAGCTGGGCAGGCACCTCTAACTGATAACTACACAGCTCCTGTTTCAGCACAGCTTACGCAGGCCGCTACATACCAAACAACTTCACAGGCTGCCGTTTACTACCCAGCACTTACAATTGCTGATCCAACTGTAACTGTGGGTTCTGCAAAAGGTCAGACACTTGTTGTAGGTGCAGGAGCAGCGGTGGCTGGTCTTTATGGAGCTACGGATGCTGCACGCGGAGTATTTAAAGCTCCCGCCGGCCTACAGGCCCGTATTGCTGGAGCCGTGGCCGTGCCATCTCTAAGCAATGCTAACTTGGATAGCTTGAATAGTTCAGTCCCTCCTGTTAACGCTATCAAGTACGTTTCAGGTTCCGGCATTGTTGTAATGGGCGCTCGTACCTTAAAGTCTGGTTATGTAGATCGTTATGTGCCAGTACGTCGTTCGTTAATCTACATTGAGAAGTCACTTCGTGATCTAACTCAATTTGCTATCTTTGAGCCAAATGATCAAAACCTATGGTCGTTGATTACCGCAACAGTCACGGGCTTCTTGACGTCATTCTGGTCTCAAGGCGGACTTTCTGGAGCAACACCAGAGGCTGCGTTCTTTGTAGTATGCGATAGCACAATTAACACACCAACCACAATTGACAACGGGTATGTAAACATCCAAGTTGGTGTTGCCCTGCAGCGCCCAGCTGAATTCGTTGTCCTTAATATCGGCCAGTACAGCGGTGGTACCGTTGTCACTGTTTCCTAAGGAGGAAAGTAAATAATGGCAACTAACCTAAGCACATACAACTCAAGTCTGCCTACAGACCCTTTACGCACGTTTAGGTTTAAGGCAACCTTTACAGTGGCTGGTAAGGACGGAGTTTTTGACCAGCGTATTGTTAATGCTACAAACCAAACAGCAATGCCTGTTAAAGGCGTTTCTACTGGATGGGTAGGTGGTTTTTCAACCATCTCTGGTCTAGCAATCACGACCCAGAACATTCCATACCGGGAAGGTGGGTTTAACACTACTGTCCATCAGATTCCTGGCATGACCACTTTCCAGCCAATTACCTTCACCCGTGGAGTTATCTTTGGTAACGACCAGGCAATTACATGGATGCGCGGAATGTTTGCAGCGGCTGCTGGAACGGGACTTAATCCAGGGGGAACGGGCGCAACTGGTGCGGGCTTCCGTGTTAATATCAAGGTTGAGGTGAACAACCACCCAAACACAAACGTGGCCAGTGACTATCCTCAAATGCGTTTTGATATCTATAACGCATGGATTACAAGCCTTAGCTACTCAGACTTTGATGCTACAAATGGAGCATTGATGTTTGAAACAATGCAGCTTGTTCATGAAGGAATTAATGTATCCTTCACTGATTCTAGCGGTAACGCTCTAAAGGCACCAACAAGTGCATCTACTGGGACAACCGGTGGAGGCAGCGGTCGTACCAACTACGTAGTCAGCTAAGATACAATTAACGATCTAATATACTTAGGAGAATAAAACGTGGCAGAAGTAATTACAAACCAAGAACTGATCAATAAGTTTGCAGAACAGGCTATGAAGGAGCCCGAGCAGGTAGTCACTACTCGGGCCCCTTTAGGGCCAGAAGTAACCCTACCGGGGGGATTTATCGACAACAACGAGCTGGTAACTACCGTAGAAGTACGGGAGTTAACTGGGGTAGACGAAGAGGCAATTGCTAAGGCGTCTACTACTGGCAAGGCGCTTAACTTACTGCTACAGCGTGGTTTAGTAAAAGTAGGTCGTCGAGAAGCCACAAAAGAAGACTTAGATGAGATGCTATCGGGAGATAGGGATGCGGCTCTTATCGGTATCCGTAAGGTTACATTTGGGGAAACAGTTGACTTTAAAGTTACCTGCCAAGGATGTCTTACAGATCAGATTACAACTGTGGACTTAACTGATGATATTCCTGTTCATCGTTTGGAAGAGCCTATCGGTGACCGCACATGGAACATAGAAACTAAGAAGGGGTATGTAACAGTAACCCTTCCAACAGGAGTAGTTCAGCGTAAGTTGTTGGAGAACGCAGATAAGACCTCTGCTGAAATCAACACATTACTTCTAACGGAGTGCGTACTTTCTGTAAATGGGGAGCCCTCTATTGGAGCATATACCGTCCTATCGTTAGGTATCGGTGACCGCTCTAAGATTGTTGAGGAGATTTTAGCTAGAAACCCGGGCCCACGCCTTGGGGAGGTGAAGAAGACTTGCAAGGCATGTGGAGAGAATATAGCCCTCCCACTAAGTCTTGTTGACTTGTTTCGTATATAGAGACGAAGACTATGAACATTTGCTAGACCAGTATGAGTTCTTAACTAGAACTTTTACCGGATGGACTCTGGCAGACATAAGCAATATGTCGTTTAGAGAACGTAGAAACTGGATTGAAAGAGCAAAAAGAACTAGGAGATATTGACCATGGACGACAGTAAAGTTGGCCTTGGCCTTGGCGGAGGCGGCAATATCTCCTTGTCTATTACTAACATCAAACAAGACATCTTAGGCCTTAGCAATGTAATTAGTAATACGCTTCAACCTGCGGTAGACAAACTTGTACGCTCATTAAACTCCGTGAAGCTTCCACAACTAGTGGACTCCAAGGGTAACCCAATTACTAGCGCGGGTGCTGGCGGGGGCAACATTGTTGCGCAAAACGGAAAGACAAAAGAAGCTGCCGGTGGCGGGGCTGAAGTGGGGGATGGATCTTTTGGCAGCTACACCATGGGGTTGCCAAAGGGACCTACCGTAGCGGGTGTAAACAACGCATTTCAAAAATACGTAGCTGTTTCTGGCGCAATTAACTCCGGACTTCAATCAAGCGGGCTAATGCCAAGCGTCCCTAATGCAGTTATGCAGGACCTTCTTACTGTTCGTTCCGCGTTTTATGGGCAAGGAGGTTATGGAGGTAACCTTCAATATCAAGCCGCAAACGTTAAAAACTTACAAAAATCTTTAGCTCATAATGGGCTAGCAACAGATGCTATGGATACATCTAGAGCTTTAGCCATAGCAAATGACACAGGACTTAGCGGAGCAACTAACTTTAGCCAGGTTATGCAGGGGGCGGCTACTGCTTCTCAGTTTACCCCTGGCCTAGGAATTTCTGGGGCAACCCAAGCCATTGGAACATCTCTTAATGCTCCAGCAACAGTAAATATGGCGCGTGTTATTGGCATTAACTTGCGTAGTCCTAATGGTTCTCTTCTTCCTATGAACCAAGTAGTAGACCAGATTTGGAACTTTTTAAAGCAGCAAAACGGCGGCAAAGGAATGGACAAGCGTTCTATTCAGATCTCTTTAATGCCCGGTAACGGTATCTACAATATGTTAAGCGGCCTCTTTAATGGTGACCCAACAATGATTCAGATGACCGCTAATATGTTATTAGCTAAAGCGCAGTTTGGTGGAGAAGACCTAACTAAGATTACCGGAAAGCAGCTTGTTCAGGCCGGTATTCAATCACAAACTGTTCAAGATATTGGCCATCAGATGGCTAACCAAACTAACCTAACTGTTGACCAGTCGGGAGCAATCTCAGGCGGCTATGACGTCTCAACTAAAATGAACAACGCAGTAGACAAGTTTGCAACTTATGTAGATCGACTTACTGGCGCAGTAGGTTCTGTAAATGCGTTTAATCAAGGAATTCTTGGCGGCCCTATTATGGCTGTGGGAAGCGCAATAAGCAAAATCCTTAGCATATTTGGTCTTGCGGGAGGCGGCCCTGCTGTAAGCACTGGTCCTGTGGGGGACGGTAAAACTCCTTACATTGTCGGTGAAGTTGGCCCAGAGCTTTTTATCCCTAAAACTGACGGGATGATTATCCCTAACCATGAGTTGCCTGGACTCAACCGTAAAAATGGTGTGGGCGCGCTTCGTTCTAGCGGAGGAACCCCGCAAGAAATTCAAGGGTATTTAATGCAAGCGCTAGGTATTAGCGCCGCATCTGCCGCAGGTATTGTTGGAAACTTAGAAGCAGAGTCCGGCTTGAACACAAGAGCCGAGGGCGATAGAAACCAAATTACAGGAAAAAATACGTCATTTGGTATTGCACAATGGCATAACGGAAGATGGACAAATGAGAACAAGTATGCTGCTAAAAATAAATTAGATCCTTGGAGCGTGGCCGCTCAAACAGGGTTCTTGGCACAAGAGTTAAAAGGAAATCCAACTTTACTTGCAACTTTAAGACAAAAAAATATTTCAGAAGCAAACGCAGCCGCTTACTTTATGACAGAGTTTGAAGTGCCACAAGATCGAAGCCAGAGCGCCGCTCAGCGTAGAGCCAATCTTGGCGCACAAGCTTTAGGTGGAAACTATAGCTCGGTAGTTACTGCGGGGTTTGACTCAAATAGCACCGGCGGACCTCAAAGTGGCGGTACATATGTTGCACCTACCCCTACTCCTGGGGCTTCAACTGTTGCAGACATTGCAGTACAGGGCCTTAAAAACCAAGGCGGAGGTATTAATTACGGTGGTCTTACATTCCAGTTTAATGGTATTACTGATACCAACGCAATCATTACTCAGGTAAAGTCTCTTATAAACAATCCTACTAAAGTTATAGGAAAAAGTTAAATGAAAATTGCAACTGGTAGAGGGGCCTCTACAAAAGCTGGCGCTGTAGTGAAGTTTAATGGCCCGGTAGTAACAGACCCAAACTCTATTAATGCGTTAACAAACGTAGCTGATTACTTTAACTCATCTAAAGAGGGGTACGCTTTACCTAAGTGCCAAGTCACTCCTACGCCTAATCTAACACCAGATAAGGCTAAGTTTAATTTACCGCCTCACCTATGGAGCAGACCTGTTACTCCTCAAACAGTAATGCCAGCTAGTCAGGGGTACAGTCCTCCGGGTAAAAATTGGAGTGCAGATACTGGATATCGCCTTACGCGTATGTGGGGATACCAAACAAATACAGCTGTAGGTCTCACCGCCCCAGATGCAACATCGCCTAACTCAACTAACCCATACCCAAATCAAGTTATTGGTGGGGTTAAAGGAGGCATGATGGTGCAGCAAACTCCGGCCCCCACAGCCGCACCCGCTGTTACAAACTATGACTACGACTGGGGCTTTCAATTTTTATGGAACCCAACCTCAATTCAAACAAGTCAACAGCTAAACAACAATGTTACCCCGTCTGCAGCCGATGCTTTTTCTGGGCTTGCTGGCCTGTTTAATGCAATAGAAAGTATTTCTTTTACTATTGTATTAGACCGAGTTAATGATTTTGCTTGCGCTGCCGGGCTTAATATCCTAAATAATTTAGGGACCTCACCTACTAGTGGGTCATACTTAGGTTTTATACCAAACAACGTATCTACGGCGGATTTAACCGCACTTACTCAATACTATAAAGATGGTGCGGTAAGCATTGCCCGGCCGGACAACCCAGAGTTATTTACAGAGCAAATTCAAAATCTTCTTAAGCTAGGAACTATGGCGGACCTTGAGTACATCTACAAAATGGTTAACGGATCAGGCGCCGCTGCTGGCGGTGGGGCTGACGCAACTTATTGGACCAATGCTTTAGGAAAAAAGACAGCCGACGTAGCATTTTTAAGAGCGACCCCTATAGCCATTCAGTTTGGCCCAAGCATCCATAATCTTTCATACGTAGGGTATATAACCAGCCTATCTGTAAACCATACAATGTTTACTCAAGATATGATCCCTTTGCACACCGAAGTCAGTGTAACAATGAACGGCTTTTCAAAGACAACTCTTGTATCTGGAGGAATCTAGTGGCTATTTACAAAGGATCTAGGTATGAATATGCTACTGTTGATTACGTAGCTAAAACTCTTAGCGGCCCATCGCACCCAATTGTATTTAACACCATTCAGACGTTTACTTTGCTTAACTATCAAACCTACACCTTTACAGAGGGTGACCGTTTAGACAGTATCTCAAATAAGTTTTACTCTAACTCTGGGTTCTGGTGGTATATTGTTATGGCTAATCCTGGTATAACAGACTTTACTAACATAGCCCCAGGGACTGTCCTAAGGATACCTAGTGTTTAATTACATTTATGTGTCTTTTCCTAACAGCTCTTTAGCGCCTAAGCTAGTACTAGAGGCTACGCTTCAACAAAATAAGTACGAACATGAAGTTGCAACTATTAAGTTTAGAGATTGGGGGGTTGAGTATGAAGCTATTGAAACGGGTTCGCCTATAACGTTTAAGTTGGGTTCAGGAAAAAATACAAGAAATTTCTACGGGTATGTTCACCATGTAAACCTTGATAGAGCCCCCGGAAGAAACATAACTGAGGTTGTTGCCGTAAGCGCGTCTATGGTTATGAAGAATGAGTCACAGCATGTTTACAAAGGGCTATCTGCTGATGGCATAATCCAACAAATAGCAAAAAAGCACAATTTTGTTGCATTTACTGTACCTCATCCACGAATCTACCCGCAGGTGACTCAAGCTGGGCATACAGACTGGGAGATGTGTGTGAGGCTAGCTAAACAGTGCGGTTACTCTTTGCGCACGCAGAACACCGAAATTTATTTTCAACCTATGCTGTATGAGTACACAACACGTAGGTCGGAAGCACCTGTGTACACAATGAACTTACCTACTGACCCTAACGGCTCAAATTTATATTCTTTTACCCCAACCATCTCGGAAAATTTAGAGTACGACGGGGATAAAAAAGGCGCCGTTGCTATCGGCGGCGTTGATTACTTGAGTGTCCAAGCCATGTCTATAACTCAACAGATAAGAGCAAAGAATACCAAGTTAAAGTCTAAGCCCGAGTTTTTTGACCGGTTTGCAACACACGTAGTTGCTACAAACTCAACTATTGCTAAGTACGAAGCAGAAGCCGCTGAAAATCGAAACCTATTTCCATATAGGGGTACGGCAGAAGTTTTAGGGAATGCTACTCTTCGCCCCGACATGCCAGTGTATTTAAAAGGGGTAGGGGCTCACTACTCTGGATACTGGACTATATTGGGGGTAGAGCACAGAATTATTGAAGAGAGCCGCAACCTTCAAAAGTACACAACCGTCCTTCATTTAGGAACTGATTCCTTAGGGCAAGCGGTTCAATGGACAGATGGACAAACTATTAAAAACCCTGAGGGCTCTGGCATTAGATCTTTAATTCCTGGAGTTCGTCAAACATCTACACTGCCAAAGACTAAACTAAAAGCGATTTCCCCCAATATTGGGCCGCAGTCCTCTAACAGTTTTGGCCTAGCAACCAATAGAGCTAAACCAACTAACTCTTCTCCAGTTTGGGTTACTGACACGCTATCATTAGACCCTATAACTCAGCCGACGGTAAGTAAAAGCACTTACAGTAACCGTCAATTAAATAAAGTTCCTAGGAGCGTACTGTGAGCTACGACAAAAGATTTTATGGAATTTATGAGGGAGTTTGTACAAACAACCAGGACCCTGACGGCAAAAATAAAATTAAACTACAAGTACCTCAGATACTAGGGACAGAGGAGACAGACTGGGCTAAGCCATGTACTCCGGTAACTGATAACTCCAATCATCCGGACCATAACCCGCACATGGCAATGCAAATTGCAGCCTTGTTGTCTACCCCACAAGTTATCTCTTTAACTAGCGCGGTAACTAGCGGAGGATCCACTGTATATACATATCCTGCAGCAACCCAACTTGCAAGTGTAAATACTGGGGTGGCTGTTAATGGGGGGATCTACAATATAACTTCTGTAGCAACAGTAGTGCCCGGCTCTTCGTACTCTTTTACGTGCCCAGCCACACCATACGCCCCTACAACACTGGCCAACGGAACCAGCTACGCGTATTTGCCTTACCAACCAGTGATCCCTCAATCAAATGGGGTATTAACTCACCCCCATACAACCACTGTAAACGCGTCTAACTTATGGAATGACTCTTCGGGGACTGCTTTTAATGACGCAACCAGTACGTTTGAGCACACGCCACATCGTCTAGTCCCTAATATTGGGCAAAAAGTTTGGATTATGTTTATCGCTGGTGACCCTAATCACCCAGTCTGGCTAGGAGTTGAACTATGAGTATTACGCCAAAGGCTATCTCTTTACCATTTAGATTTGATGTTAATGGGGCAGTCTCAACCACAACAGACGAAAAGAAAATTATTCAAGACCGAGTGGTTTTAGTTCTTATGACCCTGTTGGGCGAGCGTGTTATGAGGCCTACTTATGGAACAAACGCACGGGCCCTTGTATTTGAGAACATGTCGGCGGTCCATACGGCTGTAGAACAGTACGTTCAACTAGGCTTCTCTGAGTGGCTCCCTTACCTAAGCCTATTAAAAGTGGACACAAGCTTAGACTTGGACACTAACTCAATGATAATAACCGTAAATTATAACTATGGCCCATCTACTACCCCAGTAACTGTGTCGATACGCACTGCTATACTTGACCGGACTGGAAACATCATTACGGAGGTCCCAAGTGTCTACTAATTACGTGCCGTCTATTGACTACACCTCCAGGGATTACGCATCTATTTTAACGGATATGACCAGTCTTATCCCAAATATTGCCCCTTACTGGACTAATAGGGACCCAGCAGACTTCGGCATCGCTCTTCTAGAATTGTTTGCATATATGGGCGATATCATTAATTATTACATTGACGTGTCGGCAAACGAAGCGCTAATAAATACAGCTAGTCAGCGATCTACCGTCCTTCAGCTTGCCCAACTTATCGGTTATACGCCTACTAATGCTACGGCCTCTACGGTAACAGTTAAATTTACCAACTCTAACACGTCCTCAGTTAATTCTGTAGGCGTTGTTAACGGGGTAGTAACTGTACCGGCGCTAACTCAAATAGCAACCTCTGCGGTAGCAAACTCAACAACATCTCAAATTATTTTTGAAACTAATAGCCCAATCACTCTTCAACCTGGAACAACAGCCACAGTATCGGCTACTCAGGGCTACACAATATCTAATGAGCAGGTAACAACATCCTCAACAGGACAGGCGTACCAAACATATGCTTTGTCCACCCCGTCAGTAATTAACATCTCAAGCGTGACTATTAATGGCGTTGCTTATCAGCAAGTAAGCTACCTAATTGACTATGCGGGTGATGCTGCCGTTTACGCGGTAACAACTGACGCTAATAATATTACTTACATTCAATTTGGAGATAATATCTCTGGACGCATACCTCCTACAGGGTCTCCGATCTATGTAACTTACCGTGTTGGCGGAGGCTCTATTGGAAATGTGGCCTCTAACACAATTAAATACATTACCTACTGGCCTACTCTTTCTCAAATTCCTGTGGGGGTTAGCGTAATCAATGATTCAACTGCAGCTACCGGAGGAGCAGATGCCGAATCAACTGATTCTATTCGTATCAACGCGCCCTTGAGTATTCGCTCAGTTAATCGAGCAGTTTCCCTTACTGATTACGCTAATTTAGCTATTCAAGTTAATGGCGTAGCAAAAGCAATTGCAAATGCAAACGTGTATTCCGCAGTTACATTATACGTGTGTCCATCGGGAGATCCGGGGGTTCTTGCCGATAACTACACTCCAAGCACACCCTTTAACAATGTGACCTCAAATATAAACCTTTACTTGACTGACAAGGCTCCAGCTAATACCACAGTTGTTTATCAGCCGCCTACGTATGTGGGAGCGTATATAATGGTAAGCCTCACTGTAAACCCACAATACACTCAATCCTCTGTTGTGGCTAACGTTACTGCCGCTATCAATAGCTTATTTAATATTGATAATGTGGTCTTTAACGACACTATTGCAGTATCAGATGTATACAACGCTATTGCGGCTGTTGAAGGAATTAGTACTCAGTCGATCCAAATGCTGGTTCGGGCAGACTCTGTACAAGCCTATCAAGTAACAAATGTTGCGTTAACCTCTAACGTAGCAACACTTACCGTAGGCTCGCATAACTTAACTGTTGGCCAAACTGTTATTGTTAATGGTGTTTCAGGCACAGGGTTAACTATCTTCAACGGAACTTATGTGGTTACGGCAGTAGCCGCTACAACCTTCTCGTACGCTCTTATTGCAACAAACGTGTCGTCTACTCCCGTTACAGGACCTATTGCTGCGGCACTTACCGTAGGTAATATTGTGTGCGGAGTAAACGAGCTACCAACTATAAGTGAACTAAGCGCTGCCGGAGCACCTCTTCTAACATCTACTAGCTTATATACCTTCCTTACCAATATCCAAAGTAATACCTCTAAAGGTACGGGAACGGTATTTATTAATGCTAGCGGAGGAATTAATAACTAACTATGTCTCGCTACGGATTTGATTACTATGCTGAGTCGTACTATGGCGCTAATAACCCTTTAAAGTTAAGCGCTCTTCCCTTCACAGCTACACCGGGAGCAGTTATTCCTATTGGTTCCTCTAGTAGCTACAGCAACTATGGAACAATAACCCTCAACTGGTCTAATCCTAATGGTCTTTGGTCAAACCTGGTCCTTGTAAGAAACGCATACGGGTTCCCAATTAATCCATATGACGGCGTTCAAATCTACACAGCGTATAACGATGGACATAGCAACTCCCAGTTCATTGATACAAGTCTTCTTCAAGGCGCGTTTTATTATTATTCTATTTTTCTTTTTAATACTGTCCAATATACATGGACTAACGCGGGCACTGTTATCGGCTTGTCGGTAAAAGACTTTAATAACTCCTCAAAGATGTACTCCTACCTCCCAGAGATTTACAAAATTACTGCTCCGTATACACCAACAACAGACTGGGATAACCCACTACTTAAGCAGTTCTTAAACAACTTTGCGTTCCAACTTGACTGGGATCAGACGCTTACTCAGTCTTTAGTAAACCGCTACAACGTGACTACAGTTAGTGGTCAACTTGTACCATCTATGCTTAACCAATTTGGTCAGACCTATGAAGCGGCAATTGGACTACAACAAAACAGAATTCTTTTGCGTGATAGTGTCGTCTTAACCAAACAACGAGGATCTAAGCAAGGTCTTATTGGTTACTTAGAGGATTTTACAGGTTGGGCAATACCCAACCCTAATCCTGAAGGAACGTTCTCTTTGGGATCTAATGGGCAGTATTTTTATACCCCTGCTACAACCACAGCTGCCCCTAATCCCTCTTTAGTTGGGTTAACCACTGGAGTTAACCTTATGTTGGATTATAACGACTCCTCTTTTGAAGAGGGCTTTGGTAGTTGGGGCTCTATTGATGGGACTGCGGACTACGATCAGCTGGATACTTTTAACATTGCTAGCGTGTCTCTTACATCTAATGTGGTCACACTTAACTTACAGAATACAAACGTTGTTTATACTGTAACAAGCGCTTCAATTACAAATAACGTAGCGACAATAACAACGTCGTTCAACCACAATATATTTGCAGGAGTAGACGTAACTGTATCTGGAGTGGGCTCATACTACAATGGACAACAGACTGTAACCTCAGTAACAGCAAATACTATTTCTTTTTTGGTATCAACAGCCAACGTCGCTCTCACTTCTGTGACAGGATCTGTAGTGCAGTTTGCTCACGTTTACGATGTAGGAAACTCGATTATAGTTTCCGGTCTTCCGTACCCCATTTTAAATAGCGGCACCACGCCGGTACAGGTAACAGCTATTACAGCTACTAGCTTAAGTTTTGTGCTTACCGCGTCAAATATTCCTTTAAGTACTGGGTACAACTCTTCTACCAATTCTTACGGAACAGTTGGCCCGTACCCTTCGCCAGCGGTATTCGATGTGTATGGGACTCTTAATGGGACCTATTCAACCTTGTGGCCCAATAAAAGCTCTGGCATATTTGCTTTATATAATACTTCTGCAAGTCAACAAACAATCAGTGCGTACTGTGGGGACTCAGCGCCAGTAACTAAAGGGATACCTGTTACTGCTAACAGCTATTACACCTGGAGCTTTTACTCTGCAAAAGGGTACGCAGGAACAGCTAGAAACATAACCCCAATTATTAAGTGGTTTACCCGTACCGGAGCGTACATTAGCTCTTCTTCAGGAACTGCTGTGTCAGACAATACAGTTACTTTTTCAAGTAGCTACCGCCCGTATGTAACTGAAAAAGCTCCGGCAAACGCGTACTATGCTTGCCCGGGACTTTCTGTAACCAACGCCGGTGGTAGCGCAAGTAATGAACACCACTTTATTGACGCATGTCAATTTGAACTGAGCTCTTTAGGGGCAACCCCAAGTGTATTTGACGAGGCAAGAAACCTACATATTACGTTTAAAGCAACCCGCATTAATGAACTGCTTAATCCTCATTTTGCCTTTACATCTAACTGGTACCCAACTAACGCAGCAACCGCACTTGTATCTTCTGCTACTCCGTCGCTCTCACTATTGCCGGAGCCCTCTCAGACTAGCTATTTAATTACTAATACCTCCATATCATCTGGCGTAGTAACTGTTACATTAAGTGAACCACACACCCTTCAAGTTGGAGGAACTGTATATATTGCTTCTGTATCTGGTACAGGAGTTACGTCCGCTAACTATCTTGGCTATAGAACTATTACAGGCGTGGTTCTTCCTTCAAATGGAACAACATATACAGGCTTTACATTCTCCGTATCTAGCAGTATTAACCAGGCTTCCGTGGTATCTGCTGGATCTGCATATAACGCAGGACACCAATTGCAAGTCACTGCTTCGGGAACATCTGCGGCGCTATCGTCTTGGGACGGGTCTACTACTTCGCAACAGACTCCGATCTACTACCCAAATAACTCTTACACATGGAGTATCTACGCCCAAGCAATGACAGCCGCAGAGTCTATACAAGCGTCCATTACTTGGTACGACACATCTCATACTATTATAAGTACTGCTACTGGAACCCCTGTCTCTGCGCCGGTTGGGTCTTGGGTTCAACCATATGTAACGGCAACTGCGCCCTCTAATGCAGCATACGCAACAGTAAAGGTTGCATGGACAACAACATCAGATAACAAAGTTTACTTTGACATGGCTCTTTTTGAGAAGTCGGGCGTACTACAAACTTACTTTGACGGCTCTGGGGGGCCCGGATTTAACACCGACTTTAGCTGGGAGGGTGGCAACCTAAACGCTGGCCGCAGCCACTTCTATAAAAACTTCTATAACACCAGGGCGCGTCTAGTTCAAGGGGTGGTTCATGGGGCTTTATTGTCTGGACAGACGGCCGCTGTCTACTTTGCACAACCCCAGACTTGATGTGCTAGCGTAGGCGCCCTCAGTTAGGGGGTCCCTATGGACAAGTACTACTTAGTGATCGCGGGAACTGGAGAGACCAGCCGCGCAAATGTAGAAGCACTCATTGAAGATTATATTTATGGCCACGGACAAGACGTTACCTTTGTTCTTCCGTATGAGAAGCGCCCAAGTCAAGGACAGATCTTTGCCGCGCAGTTAGCCAAGGACAAGAGCAAAGACATACTGCTCTTCTGTAAAGAAGACGCCAACTACGAAGGCATCCCTTCATCTTCAGTAAGCCACTCAGACCGACCACTGGATACGGCCTGCGCCAAATTAAAAGACACCAACATCGTGGCCTTTGTTCTAGTAGACGATGAAGACCCAAGCATCAACGAGACCCTCAGCGTGTTCTCTGAGTACAAGGTGCCCACCTTTGATCTGACCGAGGGCTTGATGCCGATCAAGTTCAACCCAGGAGCGGTCGAGGTAAAGACTGAAGTAGCCATCCCTGAGGCGGAAGAGATGTCCGAGCCAGAGGAAGAGGCTGAGGATGACCTCGATGACTTTGAGGATCTAGATGACCTTGAGGACGAGGAGCTAGCCGAGGACTTTTACCTTGGAGTTCAGGCTTTAGCTAAAATGATCGCTCGGGAGGTTGCGGCCGAGCTTTTAAAGGCCACAGAAACGCCCAAGAAGGGGTCTAGGAAGTGATATCAGCCCGCGCCCTAGGGGTCTACCTGTATTTACAGACTACAGAGGCCACAATAAGCGCTGAGAGCCTTTCTAAAGTTTTTTCCGAGGGTCGGGAAGCCATAGGCACGGCCTTGGCTGAACTCAAGGGGTACAACATGATCTCCTCCACCAAGGAGCGGATTGGCAACAGGATCATCACGGTCAACCGACTTGTGGCACCGGATCTCTGGGCCCCAGAAACCCGTCGTCTGATACTGCAGAATAAGCTGTATAGCAATTTAATACTAAATAATAATACATTTATAAGTAACAAAATAGGGTTTGGCGAAGCCAAACGGGGAGAAGAAGCGATGAATGATGAATGGCACTCATTAGGTCAAATAGATCAAGACCCCGAGGAGATGGCCGAACTCAAGCGCCGTGAGAAGGAACGCCGTGACCGCGAGTACCGCGAGACTCGCAATGCCAAGGCTGAGAAGCGGATGGCTTCCCATATCAACCGCGCCCCAGAAGACTGGTCAATAGATAACGCTGTCTTTGAGTTTGCCAGCCGCATGGTTCGGTGGGACATAACTCCGTGGGAAGGTTCACGCTCAGTCTTTAAGACGGCATACGCAAAGGCGCGCAGAGAGTACGGAACCAATGGCGTTATAGAAGCCAAGATGATGGAGATCTTCTTCGGTCAACTTGACCATGAGAAGAAGGTTAAGGACTCTGATATGGTCTGGCGATTATTCTTGAAGAACTTCGGCAGTCTGCACATTGCTGCTCAACAGAGCACAAGCGCTCCTGAAGAAGTAACCAAGGCTAAAGACGTATCTAAGCAACAGTTGGAGAGGTTTTAATGTTTAAGTTAGACGACTTAAAGATACGGCGCAAGGCTTGGGTCAAAGCCGCAAACATAAATCCAAACCGACTTGGCTGGTTGCTAGATGATTGCACTGTTATTCATTCAGATGATCGTAAGAAGATTGACGTCTGGATGGATGCGCTAGAGCGCGGAGAAGTTGTCCGCTCTGCTGGGAACTCTAGATGCGGTAAAGGTTTACTGCTTTGGGGTGAGCCCGGTCACGGTAAAACTACTTTGGCTCTATCCATTATCCAAGAGATCATGACACGTTTCCCTATCGAAGCCTTTGATGTTAAAGAGGGTCGTGTACTTATTCGTCCTTGCTACTTCATTACTTTCAACGACATACTTAACCTTAAAGGTCAGTTAATGGATGAAGCAGATGACGAAACTCAAATTTTATATCAAGGTATCTTGGGTGACTGCCCAAACGATTCATACAACATACGTGTACTGATCATTGATGATCTTGGTAAAGAGCACGCTTCTTTATCTGGTTGGCAGAAAAGTATGTTGCATCATGTGTTGCGCACACGATTCAACAATGGATTGCCTACTATTGTTACCACGAACATTTCGTTAGACAACTGGGGCTATGTATACGGGGATGCTACGGAGAGTTTTGCTCACGAGTCATTCTTGTACTTACCCATTGAGACTTCGGATCTAAGAAAGTGAGCCGTGCAATGACTACCAAGCTTATCCAGGTGTTTCTGAGTCAGACTCAGACCCCTGGGCCAGGTATCTATGAGGTATCAGGCGATGAGACTGGGACGCTTTATTGCACTTGCCCGGGCTTTAAAGGCCGTAGTACCTGCAAGCACTCACGCTTTGTTAAGTCTCGCATTGATAGCAACAACGGCACCTACCCACTTGAGATCTCAAGCCGCGCCACTGAAGAGGACGCCGCTAAAGCCAAGAAGTCAAGCAAAGACTTCAGAGAGTTTGTTATCAAGTACGGAAGGATTGAGGTCTACTAAATGCGGAACGGGGACATCAGCAATGAGCTCCCCAAGCGAATACTCGTTACAACAGACGCGTTTTCAATTGTGGAATCAAGCATCACTAAACGGTTTAAAGTAATACCAAAGGTAAATAAAGAGCTGAAGATACGTAAAGATATCCTCAGCCGCTTCTACCTGTTCACCTCTCGTCAAGGGGTTACTCTTGAACTAATCTCTTATGCAATTGACGATGCTGGTCTTGAAGAACTAATGCTTACGCTAGATGCCATGGGTACTAATCCATTTCGTTACTCAAGAGCGTATGAGTCTATTGATGAGGTTGTAAAAGACTTACCTTATAGACCAGAAGTTATTGGTGTTATTGATCTGCCAAAAAATCTGCTACGTTACGGGCACTGGGGAATGGACTTTAACTATCTATGAATAACGAATCGTACCTACTAAGCAAGGTCATTACTGATAAGCGCATTGGCTATGTATTAGAGCGCGGTATTAGCGATGAGTGGTTCTCAGACACTACAGATAAGAACATCTATAAGTTCTTACAACACCATTACACGGAGTATCAAGAGGCTCCCAGCCTAGAAGTTATTCAAGCCAACTTCCGTAACTATGAGCCAATTGAAGTAGAAGATTCTATTGACTACTTCATTGACAAGTTAGTAGAAGGCCGCCGTAAGTCTTTAATCATTAACACCATGATTGACGCTAGTCAGGCGCTTGAGTCTAAGAAGCCCGAGTCTCACGAAGATGCCCTCATTAAGTTGCAACAAGGCTTTGCTCTTCTAGAGCAGACTGGCCTAGGTTCTACAACTGATCTTGAGATTAGACATGCTGCTAAGTCAGCTATGGAAGAGTACGTGAACCGTAAGAACAGCCCTGGATTGTTAGGGTTACCCACAGGATTTCCTACTATGGACGCCTCTACTTCAGGACTACAACCAGGCCAACTAGTAGTTATCGTTGCGCCGCCTAAGACAGGTAAGTCAACGCTTGCCCTACAGATTGCTATTAACTGTCACCTCAATGGTCACAAGCCTATGTTCATGTCCTTTGAGATGAGCAACAACGAACAGAAGACTCGTTACTACGCTATGCGCGCTCGCATCTCCCACAGGCGCCTTATGACAGGAACACTTACTCTTGAAGAAGAGCAGCGCTATGAGCGTATTGTTAACAGCATCCAGACTATGAATGATGACTTCTGGTTTACAGACTCCTCTAGCGGTCTGACCGTTAGCGCAGTAACTAGCAAGATCCAAGGTAA